GCGGCCGTAGGGCCGGCGCCCTGGCAATCGCCGCGTCCCTGGTGGCCGGTGCCGAGGGATTGCGGACGGTGGCCTACGAAGACCCCGTTGGCATCCCGACTATCTGCTTCGGCGAGACGCGAGGGGTGAAGATGGGCGACAGCGCCACCGTCGAGCAGTGCCGCGCCATGCTGGCGGGCCGGTTGGTCGAGTTTTCGACCGGCGTGGACCGCTGCATGACCCGCCGCGTTCCCGACGAGAGCTACGCTGCTTTTCTGTCCTTCGCCTACAACGTCGGCACGGGCTCGTTCTGCGGTTCGACGCTGGTGCGCAAGGCCAATGCCGGTGATCTGGTCGGCGCGTGCAACGAGCTTCCGCGCTGGGATCGTGCCAAGGGCATCCGCCTGCCTGGGCTAACCAAGCGCCGCCAGGATGAACGGGCGCTGTGCCTGAAGGGCGCAACCGCTTCGGAGGGCCTGTGATGCCGATCAACCCTCTTCTGCTTGCCCGCGTCGCCGTAGCCATTGCGCTGTTCGCCGCTGGCTGGCTGGTCAATGGCTGGCGCTGGGAAAGCCGCTGGAACGAGCGCGAGGCCCGTTACGCCGCCGCTGTCGTCAAGGCCAGCGAGGAAGCGCGCGAGCGCGAACAGGTGCTGACCGATGCAATCGCGCGGATCGACGCCGAGTACACCGCCGAAAGGACCAAGGCCAATGAAGAAATCAGTCGTATGCGCGCTGCTGTCGATGCTGGCGCTGTCCGCTTGCGCGTTGCAGCCCGTTGCCCCGCCGCCAGCGTGTCCCAAGCTGCCGCCGGTCCCGGCGTGGATCACGGAACCGGAGCCGAGCTTGCTGCCGACGCTCGATCGGATTATTTCGCCCTCCGAGGCGGGTTGATCCGCCAGGAGCAGAAGCTGGCGGCGTGCCAAGCGGCGCTAGCTGGAGAACGGCGATGATCGCGGGTGCTATCCTCCTCGCGCTTGCCGGTGGCCTGTGGCGGCGCGCGTTTGGTGGCTGGCTCGGGCTGTCCCGTGTCGCGCTCACCGTCGTCGGCGTGGTGATGGCCGTGGTGCCGTCCGTGTTGGTCCTGCCTTGGTGGCAGGCCCTGGTGGTTGGGGTGTGCTTCGCCTGGCTGTGGACGGACGGGCACGACTTCTACCCGGCGACGTGGCGGAAACTCGGCTATCGCTATCTCGGCCCTGCCGCCACGCTTGGCGCGTTGGTCGGTGCGCCCGTCCTGATCGTCGTCGGGCCGCTGGTGTTCGGCGGTTACTGGCTCGCCGAGCGCTACTGGCCGCGCTCCTGGCGCATCGGTGGTTTCATCGACGGCCACACCTCCGTTGGCGAGATCGCGGCTGGCGTCGTTGTCTACGGCGTCCTGGCCGCGCACCTGCTGCTGAACTGACCAGATGCCGCGCCCCACCGACATCAACCCGAAGACCGGCAAGCGGTACGATTACGTGCCGCCCGAGAAGCGTGGGCGCGAGCAGGAAGAGGAACTGAAGGCGATCAACCAGCAGATCGCTCTGCTGGAGCGCCAGCAGATGGTGCTGGAGGCGCGCGAGCGCTTCATGCCGTTCGTCAAATTCACGTCGCCCGACGCGGAAGACCCGAATGACGTGAAGAAGTCGCGCTACAAGAACGCGCGCCATCATGACGCCATCGCCCGGGTGCTGGAGGAGGTCGAGAAGGGCCAAATCCCCTTCCTGATCCTATGCATGCCGCCCCGTCACGGCAAATCGGAATTGGTGTCGCGCCGGTTCCCAGCGTGGTTCGCCGGCCGGCATCCCGAGCAGAACGTGGTCGTTTCCACCTACAACGACGACTTTGCCATGGATTTCGGTGCTGAGGTCCGCTCGATCATGGGCTCGCCTCAGTTCAAGCAGGTGTTCCCGGAGGTCAAGCTGCGACGCGGCGGCAACGCCAAGGACCGGCTCCAGACCGCTCAGGGCGGGTTGATGGTGTTCGTCGGTCGCGGCGGCTCGCTGACCGGTCGCGGCGGCCACGTCCTGATCGTTGACGACCTCATCAAGGATGACAAGGAAGCGTCGTCGCAGGCCGTGCGCGACCAGGCGTGGAACTGGCTGACGAAGGTCGCCATGACCCGCCGCATGGGCAAGAAGTTGGTCATTATGACCTTCACGCGCTGGCACTCCGACGACCCCATCGGGCGGCTCACCGACCCGGAAAACCCGCATTACAGCAAGAAGCTGGCACGCAAGATCAAGATCATCAACCTGCCCGCTATCGCAGAAGAAAACGACCCGCTTGGGCGTGCGCCCGGCGAGGCGTTGTGGCCGGACGGCCCCGACCGCTTCGACCTGGACTTCCTGCATGAACAGCAGGATTTGGACCCGCTCGGCTTCGCCGCTCTGTACCAGCAGCGCCCATCGGTCGCCGATGGCGTGCTGTTCCGGCGCGAAAACATTCGTACCTATCGCCCGGAGGACTTACCGTCCGAGCTTCGCATCTACGCCGCTTCGGACCACGCGGTCGGCACCAAGCAGCGCAACGACTGCACGGTGCTGCTGACGGCCGGCGTCGACCGGCAGAACAACATCTACCTGCTGGACTGCTGGTGGGACAAGAAGACAACCGACGTGGTGGTTGAGGCGATGCTGGAAGTGGCGCGCCACCAGAAGCCGCTGCTGTGGTGGGCGGAACAGGGCCACATCACCAAGTCTATCGGGCCGTTCCTGCGCAAGCGCATGCAGGAGACGGAAACTTACATCAACATCCGCGAGGTGACGCCGGTCGCCGACAAGGAGCAGCGGGCCCAGTCTATCGCCGCCCGCGTTGGCATGGGCAAGGTGTACTTCCCGAAGAACGCCGTGTGGGCTGAAAAGGCCATCAACGAGATGTTGGCCTTTCCGAACGGCCTGCACGATGACTTCGTGGACGCTTTGGCTTACATTGGCCTCGGACTTACCAGCCAAGTGCCGGCCAACGCGCCGAAGAAAGCCGCCGAAACGCCCAAATTCGGCACGCTAGGCTGGGTCAAGTGGGCATCGAAATGGCGTGAACAGCAGGAAGCGGCCAAAGCCGCAGGGGGCTTTTGATGGAAATGGCGGACGACAGCGACCTACTGGCCGACGAAATGACCGACCCGGTTTCTGGCAGCGACCCCGCTCCGCGTGAGAGCGACCGCGCGCTTGCCACCAAGATCATTCGCACCATCCGCGAGGATAAGCGGCACCATGAGCGCGCCTTCAAGCGCATGAAGCGCGACATGTACGTGGCGACTTACGGCCATGAAGAAAGCTGGGGTGACGGGAAGTATTCGGCCAACATCGTTGGCCGTCACATCAAGCAGAAGACCGCCTCTTTGTATGCCAAGAACCCCAAGGCTGTGGCCCGTCGCCGCGAGACGATGGATTTCCGCTTGTGGGACGAGAACCCGCAGACGCTGATGATGGCGATGCAGTTCACCCAGCAGTCTCAGCAACTGCTGGCGGCCACGCCGCCGGTCGTCCAGCAAGACCCGATGACCGGCGTGGCGATGGAAGTTCCGCCGCCGGCTCCACCCGGCCTTGCGGAGGCGCAGGCGCTGATCGCCGACGCGCAGGCCGGCATGCACCGACGCCAGGTGATGAAGAAGTTCGGACGCACCTTGGAAATCCTGTTCGCGCACGCCCTGCGCGATCAGAACCCCGTCGATTTCAAGACGGCCATGAAGCAGGTGGCCCGGCGTGCCTGCACGACCGGTGTTGGCTACATCGAGCTTGGCTTCCAGCGTGAGTACGGCCCCCGGCCCGAGAGCGTCAACAAGCTGGCCGATTACAAGGCGCGGTTGGACCACCTCCAGCGCCTGGCGGATGAAGTCGCCGAGGGCGAGATTGAGGACCACGATGCCGAGATGGCCGAACTTGATGCCGCCGTCGCCGCCCTCCAGAACGACCAGGAAGTCCTGCTGCGCGAGGGCTTGGTGTTCGACTTCCCCGCCAGCACGAAGGTCATTCCCGACCGCATGTGCAAGTCCCTGGTGGGCTTCATCGGCGCCGACCACGTTACCGTCGAATACCACTACACCAGGGAGAAGGTGGAGGAGGTTTTTGGCGTCGACCTCGGCGAGAAGTTCACGCCTTACCAAATTGACGGCAAGCGCGGTGACGGCTATTCCGGCGCGCCGGATGAGGGCGGCGACGACCAGATGGAATTGCCTATGCCGGGGCGCGACAAGCGTTCTGGGCTGGTCTGCGTCTGGAAGTATTACGACAAGCCGTCCGGGCTTGTGTACTACCTCGCGGACGGCCACGATGGCTTCTTGCGCGAGCCCGCCGCCCCCGATGTCTACGTAGACGACTTCTGGCCGATCCGCGCCTTGACCTTCAACGCGGTCGAGAGCGAGGACGAGCTTTTCCCGCCGTCCGACGTTACTTTGCTGCTGGACATGCAGCGCGAGATCAACCGCTCGCGCGAAGGTCTGCGCGAACACCGCCAAGCGGCGCGCCCGCGCTGGGGTTACCCCAACGGCGCCCTGGACGACGAGGACATCACCCGGCTCCAGACGATCAAGGCGTTCGACGCCATCGGCCTCAACATCGACCCGAATACCGACATGGGCAAAATCCTCCAGCCCATCCCGGTTCCCGGCGTCGACCCCAACCTTTATGAGACGGGCCCCTTCTTCACCGATATGCAGTTGGTGGCGGCCGCCCAGGCGGCGCAACTCGGTGGGCTGGCGAAGGCCACGGCCACCGAAAGCGCGCTCGCCGCCGATAGTTCCGCCACCAACGACAGTTCCGGCGTCGATGATCTTGACGCCTTCCTGACGTGGGTCGCGCGGTCGTCCGGGCAGATTATGCTGCGCGAGATGTCGCCCGACAAGGTGGTCGAGATCGCAGGCCCCGGCGCTACGTGGCCCGGCCTCGGCGACCTTCCGGCCATGAACCTGGAGCAGATCGCCAGCGAGGTTTTCCTGGAGGTGGAAGCAGGCTCGTCCGGCAAGCCCAACCAGGCGGTCGAGATCAGGAACTGGAAGGAGATGCTGCCCTTCCTCTTGCAGATGGGCGGTATTCCGCCGACGTGGCTGGCTCGCGAGACGCTGCGGCGCCTGGATGACCGCATGGACCTTGCCGAAGCTGTCGTCGAGGGCCTGCCTGCCATCGTGGCAATGAACCGCAATGCGCAGCCGGCGACCGGAGATACCGCCACTGACCCCACCGCGCAGGGTGACAGCGGCGGCGACAAGGTACCGCCTCCGGGTGGCTCCACGGGCACGGGCCCTGCCTTTGGCAGCAATCAGATGTAGGTCAGTGTATGTCTTGACTTGCTACGTCGGCCAACACCGGCTATTTTGTCAACTACATTTTAGGCAGGAGCAGTCATGCCCCATCCCCTGGACGATAACCCCGAGGAACTGAATTCGTCCGTCAGTTCCGATGTCCTGGACGCAGGCTCGACCGACATGGCCGACGCCAACGCGAACTCGTCCGACGCGACCGGCGATAACGAAGCCGATGACCTTCTCTCCGTCGTCCGCGATGTGGTCGACGAGAGCCGGGCCGACGCTTCGGCGGCCTCGCCAGCCGAAGGCAGCGAAGACGGGCAGCAGCCCGGCGACGCCTCCAAGAAGGAGCCGGACGACGAGAACTACTCGGACGTTCCGTTCCACAAACACCCGCGTTTTCAGCACTTGCTTCGCAAGTCCAAGGCTTATGAAACCGATGCCGTCCGCTATCGTAACGTCCAGAACTTCCTGGACCAGAACGGGCTGGTGGCGGAAGAAGCCGCTGATGCGCTGGTGATCGCCGGTCTGTTGAAGACCAACCCGGCGGAAGCGTGGAACCGGCTCAAGCCCGTCGTCCAGAGCCTGCTTCAGGCTGCGGGCGAGGTGCTGCCGCAGGATTTGGCCCAGCGGGTGCAGAATGGCGAGATGAGCCAGGAAGCCGCGCTGGAAGTCAGCCGTTCTCGGGCTCAGGTCCAGAGCGTGCAGGCGCGCCAGACTTTCGAGCAGCAGCGGGCGCAGCGCCAGCAGTCTCAGCAGCGGGCCCAGTCCCTCTATGACACGGCGGCGGCTTGGGAAGCGGATCGCCGCGCCAAAGACCCGAACTTCGACGCCAAGATGCCGTTGCTGGAAGACGCTCTGGCGGGCATGCAGCGGCGCGAGGGCGTTCCGAACACGCCGGAAGGCGTGCGGGAACAGTTGAAGCGGGCCTACGACGCCGTGAACGCGCGTTATACCCCGCCGCAGCCCCAGCGCCAACAGCGCCCCGCCGTGCGTCCGGTCAGCGGCGGTTCCGTCGCAGGAAACGCGCAGCCCAAGCCCAAGAACATGTTGGACATCGTTCGGGCCAACCGGGCTCCGCGATAAGAGACAGGACACACGACCATGCCTTTTACCGCTGAAGAACTCACCAACATCAACAACTCCGCTCTGGAGAACTTCCTGGAGCGGGGCACCGTCTTCAAGCAGAACGTGGCGAACAAGCCCATGCTGAAGGCGTTCGACGTCGCTCGCGGCACCTTCTCGGGCGGCAACACCAACGTCTCGCTGGGCGTCAAGGGCGGCCAGGGCGGCGGCTCGCTGTCGGGCTACAGCCACGACGATCAGGTGGGCTATTACACCCCGGCCAACAACAAGCGCGTGAAGTTCCCCTGGAAGGAACACCACATCGGCATCACCATCACCCACACCGAACTGAAGACCGATGGCATCGAGGTCATCGAGAACGGTTCGGACCAGTCCACCTCCATGGTGGACGGGCGCGAGGAGCACGCGCTGGCGAACCTCTACGAGGAGAAGCTGGACGAACTGGGCGAGGATTACGCCTACAGCCTGGACGACCTGATCCATGGCGACGGTTCGACCGACACCAAGGCGCTGGCCGGTATCCAGTCGCTGATCCTCGCCAGCCCGGCGGTGGGCACGACCGGCGGCCTGAGCCGCATCACCAACGCTTACTGGCGCAATCGCGCTGCCACGGCGGCTTTCGCCGCTGCCGGCGGTCAGGGCGCCATCACCTCGAACACCGCTGCCGGTGGCGCGCTGCTTCAGTTCCTTCAGAAGGAGAAGCGCCAGCTTCAGAAGTTCGCGCAGGGCGGCGTGCGCCACCGTTGCTTCGCCGGCTCCGACTTCATCGACGCGATGGAGAAGGAACTGCGGGCCAACGGTGCCTACAGCCAGAACGGCTTCAACAACCGCCAGGCCGTCAACGGCGCCATGGACACCATGGAGGGCGTGCCCTTCGGCGACTGGACCATCGTCTACGACCCGACCATGGATCGCCTGGGGCATGCCAAGCGCCTGAACGTGATCGACATGCGCCGCGTCAAGCTGCTGTACATGAACGGCCAGCGCATGAAGAAGCACAACCCGGCTCGGCCCTACGACCGCTACGTGATGTACAACGGCATCACCACCACGGCGGTCATGGTGGCCCAGCAGTTGAACACCTCGGGCGTCTACGACATCGCGTAGACGGCGGCAAAAGGGGGCGCTTTCGGGCGCCCCTGAAGCCCTGTGCATCCTCTCGCTGAAAGGCTAGTTTCCCATGTCCAAGTTCGCCATCGCCAGCACCATCCTGGCTTCCGCCGTTGCCGACAGCGGCACCTTCACCATCGGCTATCCGTCCGGCACCTCGCAGCTTTCGTTCAACGCGGGTCTGGCTGGTTCCGGCCATTACGCCATCCTGAACAGCAACGACAAATACGCCGCCATCGACGCCGATATGTCCGTGTCGTTCGGCGCGTCCGACATCACCATCACCAATTCGTCCGGCGCGTCCTGGCCCGCCGGCTCCGAGGTCATGGTGTTCCTCGATCAGGTCGACGGCAACGATGTCGTCTACCTGAACCTGCCGATCAAGCTGGCGAAGCTCGCCAACGGCGATGTCGTCACCGAGTTCCGCCCGGGTGTGGCCGGCGCCATCGAGGATGTCCAGTTCATCGTTACCGACCCGGCGACCACCGCCGCCAAGGCCGCGACCCTGAACCTGGAGATCGGCACCACCAACCTGACCGGCGGTACCGTGGCGCTGACCTCGGCCAACTGCACCCCGCTGGGCGCGGTGGTGGCCGGTGCTGCCATCACGGCCGGAAACGTCCTGGCCCGCGAGAGCAAGCTGTCGGTCGAGGCGTCGTCCGTGACCGCCTTTGCCGAGGGCGAGGGCGTGCTGGTCATTCGCATCCGCAAGTCCGCGTAAACCATCAGCGGCGCCGGTCCTCGCGGGTCGGCGCCGCGCATTTCCGACCGACTAGGGAGAACCGACAGCCATGCAGATCGCCAACATCATCCTCGCCCTCGGCGGCGACGTGGGCAACACCATCCCGAAATACAGCGTCACCGTCGCCGAGATCGCGCTGCTCCAGGCCATCCACGGCGAGGACGCCGTGACCGATGTCGAGCCGGTGGGCGAGATCAGCGTCACCAACCGCGCCGAGCGCGAGCGCCTGCGCGAAATCTACGGTCGCGCCACGGACGGTAACGGCAACAAGGTCATCGAATTGGTCTACCCCGGCGCAGCCGCCCGCGTGTTCGAGCGTCTGGATGAACTGGCGTTGGTGCCCGAGCAGTTCAAAACCGTCGCCCGCGTCCAGTTGCCGGTGGATGGCCCCACCGCGCCCGCCAGCAAGCCGGCCAAGGGCAAGCGCGGCAAAACCGCCGCGCCCGTCGAACCGGAGCCGACCGGCGACGACAACGGCCCCGACCTGGACGACCTGTCGGACGAGCCGCAGGAAGCCGGCAAGAGCGTCCTGGAGTAAGGAGCGCGGCACATGGCCCGTGGACAGACCCTCATCAGCCTGCTCGACGATCTGCGGGCCGAATGCCGCCTGTCGCTCAACCCCGCCCACAACGCGCAGGTGCGTGACGGCCAGGTGAAGCACCTGCGCCGCACGCAGTTGTGGCTGTGGGAGGACTTCGATTGGCCGCATCTCCTGGTCGAGCGCCAAGTGCCGTTGCAGGCCGGTCAGCGGCTATACGCCCCGCCCGAGGGGCTGGTCATTGACCGCATAACTCGCATGGAAGTCCGCTATGGCGGGCGCTGGGTGCCTCTGCATCCTGGGATCGGCGCGTCCGAATACGCCCAGTGGGACAGCGAGCTTGGACAGCGGGCGTGGCCGACGCAGCGCTGGCGCATCTACGAGGACGAGCAGATAGAGGTCTGGCCGATACCTGACCAGAACGCCGAGGCCAACACGCTGGAGGGCACCGTCAAGGTGTCGGGCATTCGCAGCCCGACCCCGCTGGTGGCCGACGACGACCGTTGCGACCTGGACGCCCGGCTGATCGTTCTCTACACCGCCGCCGAGATACTGGCGGCATCCGGTTCCAAAGACGCCGAACTCAAGCTCACCAACGCCAACAAGCTCTACGCCAAGTTGCGCGGCAAGCTGGTGCCGCGTCGGCAGTTCCGCATGTTCGGCGGCACTGGGCGCACCGACCGGCAAGTCCTGCGCGGCCCGCCCACCATCTACTATCGCGACAACGGCGGGTCGTAAGCCATGGGCTCGATCTGGGTCAAGGAATTCACGGGTGGCCTGGACACCCGCCGCATGCCGGAAACGGCGTCCGGCGCGGTGCTCATCAAGGCCACCAACGGCCACATCAATCGAGGCGGTGAGTTCGAGAAGCGCGCCGCCTTCGTGCAGGAATACGCGCTGCCGGCCGGCACCATCGGCCTCGGGTACGACAAGAACGGTGTGTTCGTGTTCGGCCACCAGGCCGCTCCCGCCGGTCTTCCGGTGGGCGTCTCCTATCAGCGGCTTCAGCACCCGGACGGCACGACGGCGCTGGTGCGCGTTCCCTCCTTCGATCTATACGGCGGCAAGATTTACGCCGTGGGCGAGTTCGCGGACGGCAGCTTGTACCACTTCTACGATGGCGTGCGCGTCACCGACTTCAACGATGGCCGCGCCCGCGCCTCGTTCCGGGTGACGGATGGCAGCGTGCAACCGGCGACGCGCGCCGTGGGCTCGTTCGAGGTAACGGGCGGTTCGTCTGGTGTCGGCAACCAGATCACCACCATCACCATCGACGGCGTGGCGATCATCTCGGGCACCATCAGTTTCGGGGCGAGCACTGCGGATACCGCCAGCGCCATCGTCTCGGCCATCAACAGTCACACCTCGTCGCCAGACTACACGGCGAGCGCCAACGGCCAGACCGTCACCGTGACCGCAGCGGCCACCGGGCCCACCATCAACGGAAAGGCCATCATCGTCACGACCGGCGGCAACGTGACCGTGGGCAATTCCCACGTCATGGCCGGCGGTGCCGACACCACGGCGTCGTCGTTGGCCTCGTTGACGGTGGACGGTGTGGCGTTAATCGCCGCGCCGGTAAACTGGGGTTCCAGCAACTCGGCCACCGCCAGCGCCATAGCGGTGGCGGTAAACGCCTATTCGTCTACCCCCGATTACACGGCCACGGCGGTGGACGATCAGGTCAACATCATCGCCGCAGCGGCCGGCACGACGGCCAACGGCAAGGTCGTCGCCTTCGGGCTGGCGAATGGCTTGACGGTAACGCCTGCGTCCGGGCTTACGATGGCCGGCGGAACAGCCACCACGCTTGTGCCGGGTTCCTTCGTGAAGACCATCGGCTCGCGCATGCACTGCGTTTCCGGGCCCAACGAGCATTTCAGCGGCATCAAGCAGCCGACCAAGTGGACCACCGACACGACCGGTGCCGGGTTCATTGACATGAGCACGCAGGCGTCCGGCGCCGAGGTGCTGACCTCGCTCGCCAACTACCAGAAATACGTGGCGGTGTTCGCCGAGCGCGTTGTGCAGATTTGGCTGTTCGACAGCGATCCGAACAACAACTCGCAAAT